CATGTCAACATTCACCCTTAAGAATGTTGAACGTAGATTGTTCTGTTGTAGTTTGCATAACTTCAACAGCTTTAGTAAATAAATTCAAAGGTCACCTTCTTTGCGATTTTCACTATACCATGGATCAAACGATCCACTTGGATAACGAGATTGTAATTTATTAACATTCTCAGCAATTACATCATTAGGATCAAGGTTTAAAGCACGACACATATTAATCCAATACCATATTATATCACCTAATTCACGTTTCATGTGAAATAAATTTTCTTCATTAAGCGGTTTACCTTGAAAACACATCTTTTTTACAATTTCCATTAGTTCACCTGCTTCACTACATAACCCCATTGATCCTGTAAGCATAAGTGGTACATTGACGCTAGGTCCATGTTGATTATTGGCAAAATCATAATTACCATCAATAACATCCAACCTATTCATAAATGTAGTAAGATCATTACTTGCTTCACTTGTTACTGCTTTTACAAAATCTTGGTATTTGTTTAGATCAATTTGTTTCATTAATTTACCTTTAGTATAATAACTGTTTCACTCATCCTACCACTAGGTATGGTTTGTAAGGTTTTGATATCCTTAAAAAACTTTCTAGCTGCAGGTTTGCCACCACTAAACAACTCTTTTAATTGTTCAGCAGGTTTACGTAACGTTTTTGTACCACTTTGTACGCTATCAAACCCTACTATAGTTGTACCTTTTACAGTCATGGTTTGTGCATGTTGATCAGCAACCAAATATGATAGTCTACGTTTAGCTGTATCATACAACCAAATCTCCGTTGCGCCAACTAATTTAGATGGATTGACACTACGTAGTCCCAACGTTTCTTCTTTTAATTGAAACTTAATGTTTTTAACAAGCTGTTCAGGTGTAACTACTTTTTTCTTTCTAACAGGTTGCTGTGACTTTTTGATATTAACATACCCATTAATATCTGAAATAATGGTTTCACAAAACTTAATCAAATTTTTAATTTGAGTTTTAGTCAAATGAGAATATCCTAAAACTAAGTCTTTATCTTTTTGGTTATAAACAGATTGAAATTCATCCAATCTTTTTTGCCAAGTATCAATTAAAATCGATGCATGCTGTGGCAATATATTTTTTTCAGTTAATATAGCGACTGTGTTAAGTTCAGTTTGTTTTTTAGTCCTGCTTAAAAAATAATCGTCAAACGCACCTTCAAGTTCACCACATACTTCATGCGCACGTTCACGCATGATTTCTTGTATGTTTGGTTTATGACTTTCTTCTTTTTTAATAATGGTTGGTTTGGCTAATGTTTCTAATAATCTTGTTACTTCATTTGATAGTATATTTGATTCATGGTCTGTTAATTCTAAACCACGCATGTTCATTCTAGCTAACCAACATAAGGTCACCATAAATTCACTATCACTGACATTGCGCATTGCTTTGGCATGGTCAGTATGCCCTAACCATTCTAAATATTGTACTAACATTTCTTTACCATCTTTTTTGTCAAAGAAACGTGTATACCATGTAAACGATCTTGCTAAGGCATGTGCACGTAAATCAGGATCAGGTTGCATAATAAAATTAGGCTCATAACCATAGTATTTGTAGTCAGTGTCCCTAGGGACTAAATCCTTAATCGTTGATTTCTGCTCATCTTTTTTCATGTGTTTATTTTTCTTACTCATATCAAGGTTCCAATGTACTCTATTTACAACAATTTAGTCAAAACATTCAGATAAATATATAAATCATGCCAAAACTAAGTCTGTGGAGACCACAAAAATCAAATGATTACCGCTTCTTTGATAAAACAATCAAAGAAATGTACACGGTTGGAGCAACTGATCTTTATATTCATAAGTATATTGGATCAAATAATCCACGCAACAATGACGTTACCACGCCTGTCTATGATCAGTTAGATCCTACTAATATTCAAGACTTAATGTGGTTAGAAAACCGTGATCGTAAATACGATTCTAGCATATATCGTTTACGTGGTCACTATAACGTGTCTAACATTGATTTCGATTTAAGTCAATTTGGATTGTTTTTAAGTAATGATACTATTTTTATCACTGTACATTACAATGATATGATTGACATACTAGGTAGAAAATTAATGGTTGGTGATGTGCTTGAATTACCTCACTTGATTGATTATCATCCATTAAATGAAACCATTCCCGTAGGATTAAGAAGGTTTTATCAAGTCACTGATGGGAATTTTGCTAGTGAAGGTTTTAGCCAAACATGGTTTCCGCATATGTGGAGACTAAAAGCAGAACCACTTGTTGATAGTCAAGAATTTGCAGATATATTACGACAACCAATTGATACGGATAATTTTATGGGTGATTGGAACAACACCGTAACCTACGAACCAGGCTACACCGTCATGTATGGTGATAAAGTTTATACACCAAAGCAACCCGTACCTGCAGGTATTCCTCCACCTGATCTTGTTTATTGGGAATTAAGTACACAGCAACAATTAAAAGATATTATTTCTACCTACAATAAAAATATTGAAATTAATAATAAAAATCTTGAAGAAGCAGCACGTCTTGTACCTAAAGGTGGTTACAATCGTGACCAACTATATGTTGCACCATCCTATCTTGATGGACAACCTGCTCCTCCTGTTAATGTTATTATTAATAATGGTTCTCCTGTTCCAACTAGAGGAACCATCATTTATTTTTCAAGTGACTTATACACTAACGCAAGTCCTGTAATTTCTATTAGTGCAGGAGCATTAGACCAATTTAGATCAATGGCTGCAGCATCAAAGGGTTTAGCTAACTCTATTGATAAATTTATTTCATTGTCATTAGAAAAAGCAGAAATTGCTCCTGAACAACTACCATCAGGCAGTGGACAAGTTAATGGTTCATTAGTTATCGCAGCAACTGTAATGGGACCTGTAACAGGACCATATGGCACTGCAGATAATACTTATATCAATGCAGATGAATATTTACGCTTTGAAGTAAAAGCACAGGGTAACACCAATATTCGTGGGTCATACATTTTACGTATACAAAATTTAACACAAGATTTGTCAAACTTACTAGTGATAGATACACCTGGGGCGTTGGTGCAGCCGTTCTTGCCTGGGACAAGGGTGGTGAATGTTATTGATAGTCAAACAGTAGAATTAAGTGAACCTATACAAAATGAAGTGGCAGATGGGCAAATTATTGTTGTATCGTCAAACTTTGCTGGCATCGTGACGCAAGATGCAGACTATCGTGCTGATAATGATCCACGCTTTACGTTTATTAAACGTGTATCACCCTTATCATTTGGATATATTGCAGGTTATATGGCAGGAGACGGTAGTGCACCTAATGGTGAAGCAACAGGTGCAGGTATTCAATTCCCCGCTGCACCACAACAAGGTGATTACTTCTTACGCATTGATTATTTGCCACAAAAATTGTTCAGGTTTGATGGAACATTGTGGGTAGAGATTAGTCAAAATGTTAGAACAACTACAGGATTTACAGCAAGTGATCGTTCACAGTTAAGTGGTTTCATTAACAATGATCAAGTAGTACAAACAACAGATGGTGGATTCATACCAAGTCGCCAATCACTGAGTGATGCACTAAGAATTCAACCTGATATGTAAAGGATAATAAATTGGCAGAGTTTTTTTACGATAAGCAAGTTAGAAGATTTTTAATACAATTTGCTAAGATATTGAGTAATTGGTATGTAGAGGATGGGTTTGATCCTAATGGTAATCCCATTCTAAAACGTGTACCAATTATGTATGGCGATCAAAGTAGAAACGTTGCCAACATTATTAATAACAACAGTCCAAGTAATTTACCTACTGTACCACAAATTACTTACTACATCAGTGGGTTAACTTACGAACAAAATAGAACACAAGATCCTTACTTTGTTGACAATTTATCTGTACGACAACGAACATATAATAATGAAACACAAGAATATGAAAATACACAAGGACAAGCGTTTAACATAAAACGATTAATGCCTGTACCATATCGTCTAAGTGTAACGGTTGATTTTTGGACAAGTAACTACAATCAAAAAATGCAACTGTTTGAACAGTTAGGTGTATTGTTTAATCCATCGTTAGAAATACAAAGTACAGATAACTTTATAGATTGGACTTCATTAAGTGTTGTATACCAAGAAAGTTTAAATTATACAAGTAGAACTATTCCAATTGGCACGTCAAATCCTATTGATATTATGACATGGAAATTTTACATGCCAATATGGATTTCAAGCCCAATTAAAGTACAAAAGTATGGTGTCATTTATAAAGTAATTAATAGTATCTATAAAGGTACCGCACTAAGTGATATGCAAGATGATGAATTATTGCTAGGTACAAGACAAAAAGTTACACCGTATGGTTATCAAGTTTTATTATTAGGTAATACATTACAAATATTACCTGCAAAACAACCACAGTATCCTAGTAATGATACTCTAGAATTACCTCCTAGCCCAAATACTAATTTGTATTGGAAAGCAGTATTAAATGTTTATGGAACGGTACGACCTGGGATCTCGATGATAACGCTAGAAAATCCTTACATGGATACTGAAATCATGGGTACGATTACATTTGATCCTATCGATGATCGTTTGTTAAATTTTACGATTAACCCTGACACAATTCCTGCCAATACATTACAAGCTATTGATCGTGTGGTGGATCCGTTGGCGCAGGGGCCTGGGTTGAATTTGCCGATCCCTACTGTAGGCACACGTTATTTAATTACAAATAGTATGGGCAATGATCAGTCACAAGTTTTAGTATGTGCGGAGCCATCAATATTACCTGCAGGTTCAACTGTTATAACAGTAAGTGGATTGAATTTATCAGCATCAAGTAATTGGATCGATAGTATCGTAAGTGCAAGAAATTCAAGTATGCAAGCTATTTTTAGTGCAGATACCAAAATTATAGCAATTGATACCATGACAAATACGATAACTGTAGATAATCCAACACTTGTAGATCTTGACAATGGTGTTAGAATATTAACTACAACTTATAATATGTCAAGTGCATGGGGTGATATTATGGCTAACCAAAATGATATTATCGAATACAATGGAACAAATTGGGAAGTATCATTTGATAGTCAAGCAGCGACAAGACCTGAATGGGTTGTAAATTTGTACACTAGTGTTCAATATCGATATGGTAGGGATACAGGATGGACAAAATCTTTTGAGGGATTTTACAATCAAGGTTCATGGAACATCGTCATTTAAACAAGTTAAACAACAGTGTTGGTATATTATTTTGCGCTTTAAATACAAATCGTCACTTATTTTTATTACGTAATGATAAGAAAATAAACACTTGGGGATTGCCTGGGGGGAAGGTGGAGCGTGGTGAAAATTTACGTACTGCGTTAGAGCGTGAGTGTATTGAAGAAATTGGTTATTGGCCGAGTGAAGTAAAATTATTTCCCATTGAACAATTTACAAGTGATGATAAACGATTTGTGTATCATACTTTTTATTCATTTGTACAATCTGAATTTATTCCAACGTTAAATCATGAACATTTAGGATATTGTTGGTGCGATAGTCAATTATATCCAAAACCATTACATCGTGGTTTGTTTAATACATTGAATTACGATATAATTCAACAAAAGATAGCATTAATTCATGATGCTATAAAATAAAAAACCCACATTGCTGTGGGTTTTATTAAAGCATATCTTTTTACTGACTTGGAATTTGAATAATTGTCAAGTTAGAACCTGTTTGTGGTGTTGCATTTGCTGCAACAAAAGAAACGTGATATGCGGTTGCATTTGCCATGTTACCAATATTGTTACTGTCTACATAGTCAGGTGCAAAACCTTCAGCATGTGAGTTAATAATACTAAAGATTGCAACATTTGCTGCTGAAGCATCAATACCTTGGATTGCCATTTGTCCTGATGTTAAATTAGCAACGTTTGCGTCTGCTTCATTAACAAGAATACAAATTTGTGTTTGTGTAGGATCTGCAGTGTTTGCAACTAAGAACTTTGATTTACCTTTTTGACGTACAATGTATGCATCACCTGCTGCATAATTGCCTGTTGAGTATTCGATGTTAGCAACACAAAGAATTGTATTACCACCACTGACTGCACCTAAGCCATTAGCACCACCAACGACACCAATATTTCCTACCTCTGTTTGAGCAGGAATACCAACATCAATATTACCTGTTTTTTGAATTTTTAGCTTTGCCATTATAATTTCCTTTAGCTCGTTCTAGGAGCCATAACTACCCCATGTAGTTATGAGTTCACACGGAACAATAGTATTTATCTTAATAGCAAAATTAATATTAGCCCTTTAACTTCAACCCTGTTAGTTCATAATCATCGCCCAAACTACCAACAGGAAATGTATTAAAAGCTAAGCTAATTCGTGTTTGGTTATCTACAACATTTGGAACACTGTGTGTCAAGCTTGATTTGAATATATATAATAATCCTTGTGTTGCAGGTAACCACCAAGAAGGACTATTATAAACATTAAATGTTGCAGGAGGTATACGAAGTTGTTCGTAAGGTTCATCATGAAAAGTAATTTTGTCGTTTTCGGATGATTGTATATAAAACACACCGCTTAATAACGAATTGGGATGTTGATGTTTATGATGATATTGTGTGTGTTTAGAATTATTAGTCCATGATTGAGTTATTCTTAAAGAAACTGTATCTTTTTTAGGGCAAAAAGTTGTTATAAAATATTGATCTATAGATTCTTGAATAAAAGATTTAAGCTTCTTTAATTCTTTGTTTTCTAATATATAATTGTCTAAGCTTGAAGTATTACCTTCATTTGGTCGTTGTGAAGCATTTATTAATACTTTTTTTTCTTTTTTTGTTAATTCACGATCAAGTTCAAACTTACCAACACATTTAGGAAATAATTGTATAATATCCATTACCATACCCACGAAACAAAAGAATATCTTCTTCCTTTAGTTACAGGTCTAACCAAATGTGGAAATAAGAATATACTTGGAAAAATTACCACAGATCCTGCTTTAAGTTCACAAATACGATTATTCATTAATACTAATTCACCACCTTCGTAGTCATTGTTTAAACTACCCAAAATAGTTAAAGTTGGAATACCTTTTCGTTCACCATCAAAAATAGTCGTAATATGATCACAATGTAATCTCATTTTACTTTTAATATTATATCTATTATATCTAATAGGACTATAACCTTGCCAACTATTAAACCATGGTAGTTTAATATCGGTGTTTATATAGCAGTTTAGAACATGCCATAATTTATCTGTTAAATCTTTACTAAAATCGACTAATTCTTGTTCTAGTCCATAATCAAAAATACATTCTAACTCATCTTCATATACTACGTTTTCTTTCTTAACTGTATCGTAATATGCATGTGTAGTCCATAGCTTTGATTTATCTAGTTTTTTACAAAACTTTTTGCAACTTTTTTCATCGATTACATTTGAGTATATTCGTATGTAATCGATGATATTTTCAGACATTTGTGCATTAAAATATGGATCATGAATCATTGCATTTTCATTCATGTCACCTTTTACATATTTTACTTCATCCATAAGTTTAGGGGTTTTTTTCATAATAATCATATTTACATGATATTATGTGTAGTAAAAAAATTACTAACTATCTCGTGGAATTCTTATCCATTCCCTTTTTAATTCGTCAAAATAATTAGCGTATTGTTCATCATCAGGTTGTGGAGGATTAGGTACTAAAACCCATTCTTCTTTATCAATATCATAATAATCATAATGATATTGTTCAGGATCGTAAATAGGTCTTGGAATTGGAGGAATCCAATCCAAGGTATTCTCGTCTAAAATAAATGAATGATGAGGTTTTACTCGTAAAAATGCATCTCTAACAGGATCATATGTATATCCAACACCTGCGTATCGTGTTCTAAAAGAACCATTGTATGATGTTTGTTTCCAATTAGTATGACCACCTGACCATTCAACTAAAAATTGAATACCTAATTCTTCTTTCTCAATACCATTTTCGTCAAGTAAAACTGCATTGTTTACAACGTTAACTTCTATAACTTTATTATTTTCATCTAATTTTGCGAAATGAGCCATAAATTTTTAATCTCCTTTATAATGTAAATGAACCATTTCCTGTAAATGTATACCTATGAACGCCACCTGCACCACCGTTATACGTAGGAGATCCTGTTGTAGATGCTGCTGCAGGGAATGATGTTGACCACTGCACAATTACAATGCCTGAACCTCCTGCGCCACCTGATCGAGCAGGGAATGTGTCGCCTGTAAATTGTGCGGGTGCGGGTGAACCAAAACCATTTCTACCTGCTCCACCTCCTCCACCACCCTGATTTGTACCACCATTTTGCCCTGCGCATAAGGCATTGTTTGGGAAATTTGCTCTAACTGCGGGAGTCAGGCCTGGGGCGACATAAGTACCATTTGGTCCATACCCACCTGCACCACCACCCCCAATACCTCCTGCTGCCATACCACCTAATCTTGCAGTAAGAGCGGGTGTGTTTCCACGTGATCCGCCACCGCCACCGCCTGAATAATACGCACCTGTAACAGGCCATAGTGCGCCTGAACCACCTCCGCCTGCAGTCCATGCTGCTGCATTACCACCTGCACCACCTGCACCCCCGCCTCCTGCGCCACCTTGGTTAATACCTCCTGTAGGAGCGTTGTTACCACCTGCGTTACCTTGACCTTCTACTGCAGGACCACCTTGGAATTGGCGTTGTTGGGAGTACCATCCTCCACCGCCACCCCCACTTCCACCCATTCTAGTCTGCACCCCAGGCTGCTGTGGAGTACTCGCAACTTGCGAGCTTGAAGGTGCTCCACCATACGCTCTAATACTTGCCAACATAACGGGACATTCTATAATAGAATCGCCACCATTTGTGCCTTCTTGTCCTTGTCCACCCGTAGCACCTGCACTGCCACCACCCCCTACAGTAACTGTAAAAACAGTACCTGCTTGAAAATTTTGTGACAATGTTCCTGATAAAAACCCTCCGCCACCTCCACCACCATAACCTGAGTTAATAGGTAAGTTAGGCCCCCCAGGACCCCCTGCCCCTCCACCTGCAACTGCAAGATAAGTGATGCTGTTTGTTTTGCCAGGGGCGGGATTTGGAGCGGGACCTGGGCTTGGGGCGGGTGATGGACTTGGTGAAGCAGGTGTGGTTTTATATTGTTGCCATGACTGCAACGATGTAATTCCTTGTACATTTGAAGTCATTGGAAAAGAATTTCCAATAATATTTTTATTTGGTCTTTCTTTCATATTTTATAACCTAAAAAGTTAAGCTTCCATTTCCTGTAAATGTATAATATCTATACCCACCTGAAGTAGATACAGTAGGAGATCCTGTTGTAGCATTTGCTGCATCGTATGTGTCGGGCCAACGGATAATTACAATGCCACTACCACCTGCTCCTACACCAGCGGATGGTGCTGCAGATCCCCCTCCACCGCCACCTGTATTTGAAGATCCTGCTATTCCTGCAGTATTTCCAGGAGTTTGTGCGCCACCTGCGCCCCCACCACCACCGCCACCACCTGATCTACCTACGGTAGGTCCTTTTGATCCACCACCACCACCGCCACCATATGTGATACCATTAAGCCATGTTGCTCCTCCGCCACCACCACCACCTGCTGATGCACCTAAACTAAGATAAGTTGCGTTGCCACCTCCTCCACCTGCACCGCCACCACCACCTCCTGCTTGGTTAGATGCTTGATTTTCTGATCTGCCACCATTGGTGCCTTGACCTGGGAGTCCTCTACCCCAACCTGCCATTGGGTCACCACCCGCACCGCTTCCTGCGTTAGTTGACTGTATACCTGCTACTGTTCCTGTTGGTCTATTACCTGTACTATTACCTGAACCACCACCATATCCAATGATACTTCCACCTAAAGCAGGGCAGGTTATAGAACTTGATACACCTGAAGCAGGAAAAGCAGGTGCACCACCTCCAACTGTTACATTTAATGTAAGACCATCTAAATAAGTTGTAACATTACCACTATTATATCCACCTGCACCACCACCACCTCTAGAAAAGTAACCTGTACCTGGTCCTGTGGAAACTCCTGGAGAACCTGCGCCACCACCCCCAACAACTAAGTAATCAAACGAAGGTGTTTTATTAGGACCTGAGGGGCCTGGGGCGACAGCAGTTTGTGACTGCTGCATATCTTGAATGGTGTTAATACCTGGGCCAAGGTTACTTGTAGTCGGTAACCCATTACCCGTTATTGCACGATTAGTTTGTGATCTCATAACTATAAAATTTTAGAAAAAATCTAAAATTATTTATCCAATTTCATCATAAGATGCAATAATTGTTCCTGCAGGACTTGCGTTACAATTTGCTTGTAAAACGTCACCTTCATTAAGATAAACACCATTATCCTTACCAACAACAATTAATGTTGAATAAGATGGAACAGTAACATTACCCGCAAAATAATAAACAGTCCCGCTTCTATTAATCATAACATTACAAGTAATATTAGCACCTGAATAATTTCCAACAGAAACTGAGTTTAATTTTAATACTTCATTACTACCTGATGGGTTAGTCACAATATTTGCGGTACTTGATGTAAGTGCAGCTACGTTACTAATTCCATAAATTTGTGTTACATTAACAATATTTGGGTTTGCCATTTTTATCCTCCGAAAACTATAGCCATCGCAATTGCTTTACCTGTGGTTGTTAGTTGTTGTCCATTTGATGTTACATTTCCTGTAAACACCCCTGCTGCTGCACCAATATTTCCAACATTTGCATTACCTGTAGCATTAAATGTACCTGTAATATTTGCACCTGTTGTTGTTAAAATTAATACATTAGCTGTACCACCAACACCCGCAGTAATATTTCCATCCGATGTAGCTATATTTATGTTTGATGTACCATTGGAAATACTTGCTCCACCACCACCTGCTGCTGTTGCCCAATAAGTAATACCATTACCATACGTTGTTAAAACTTGACCATTTGTACCATCAGTATTTGCATACTGAACAGTACCCATAGTAACTTTACCCGTTGTAGTTAACGATGTTGTGCTCAATGCTCCTGTTGCAGCATTAAACGAAAGATTTGCGTTTGATCCTTCAGATACATTACCTGTTGCAGCATTAGCTAAAATAGGATAATAAGTACCTGTATTAACATCACTAATACTAATAAGATCTGCAACATTTGCATGTGAAACATTTAAGTTAGCAACACGTGTTGTGCTTGTTACAGTTAATGGAGCAGTACCTGTAGATACATTAGAAATCAATACAGGACTTGTAACATTAGCACTAAATCTACCCTGTGTACCAATAATGTTTGCTGCAGTTATATCTGCATTTGCATCACGTACTACTACTGTATTTGCTGTTGCTGCAGTAGCAGTATCATAACCATCTAATAAGTCTGCATTTAAATTAGTTACTTTTGTGGTTGAAGCTACAATAATTGGAGCAGTACCTTGTGCAACATTACTTTCAAGTGTGCGACCAATAATTGATCCTGCTGTACCTAAATTACCAACATTAGCATTTCCTGTAACGCTTAGTACACCACCTGTAGAAATATTTCCTGCACTTAAATTACCCGTTGTATTTGATGTACCACTTACATTAACACCTGTTCCTGTGATAGTTAATATATTTGCATTACCTGCAACTCCAACTGTTACATTACCATCTACGGTTGCGATGTTAACGTTTGACGTACCATTACTAATAGATGCGCCCCCACCACCGCCGCCTGTAACAGTTGACCAATAAGTAATGCCATTACCATATGTTGTAAGAACTTGACCGTTTGTACCATCAGTGTTTGCATATGTTACTGCATTGACTGTTAATGTACTTAATGTTCCAACACTTGTAATATTAGGTTGTGCTGCAGTGGTTAATGTACCTGTAAAGAAATTAGCAGTTACTAAATTACCTAAATTAGCATTACCTGATGTGATATTACCTGTTACTGATAATGACCCTAATGTACCAACTGTTGTTAAACTTGATGTTACGATACTTGATGCTAGTGTTGTTCCTGTTAAATTAGCTGCATTTGCTGTAATAGCAGTATTAGCTGCGGAAGTTATTTGACCTTGACTGTTAACAGTAAATGTTGCAACAACATCACCATTACCATAACTATTAGCAGTGACTGTTGTGTTACTAATACTAAACTGTGTACCGTTTAATGTTAAACCTGTACCTGCTGTGTATGTACCTGCACCACTAAACTGTATCCAATTTACTGCAGTCGTTCCAACTGTAGTAACAGGATCAGCCATCACCCATCCTGTGTCATTGTATAATGTACCGTTTTGAACAAATGTAAAGTCACCACCTGCCATTTCAGTTGGTGTATCAAAATCAGTAGCACGTGTAATAACTGTTGAACTTGTGTAAGTATAGATACCATTATGTGCAGCATTGGCTTCGTTCTTAACAAGAATTCTTGTACCTGAACTTGCAATGTTTACACCGTCAATAGTTGTATAGCTACCTGTTGTTGTTAATGTTGCACCAACTCCTGAAGTACCGTTATTGTAAGTGATCGTACCACTAGTAACATTCGCCAATGTGTCAGGTGTTGCTGCTGCAACAGCTGCGTGTGTATGTAATCCCTGTGCAACTTGATCAACATAATCTTTTGTAGCAGCATCTGTACTTGCAACAGGAGTAGCAAGATTAGATATTTTTGCGCCCCATACATCAACTACACCTGTACCACTTGGTTTTAATTCAATATCTTGGTTAGTACCTGCTGCAGCAATTGTTACACTATTTGTTTTACCTAAAATAAAGTCTGTAACAATATTTGCAGATGTTATAATATTACCTGTAGCTTCAACAACTCCTACAGTAGTAAAATTACCACCACTTACATTACCTGTTGCAGCAATTAAGCCACCTGTACCTAGATTTCCTACGTTTGCATTACCTGTTGCATTCAATGTACCCGCTACGTTAACCCCTGTACCTGTAACAACTACTACATTTGTGTTACCTGCAACAGACATGCTAATATTGCCATTAGCAGCAGGTATATTTACGTTACTGTTACCATTTGATATAAGCGCACCACCTGATAATACATCATATGATATTTCGCCTGTTGTACTGTTATAGTACATGACATTTGCAGTGTTGGCTTGACGTACGGGTTTTACTGTAAATGTGTTCGCAGTGGTTGCGTTTAATGCGGAAGTACTTGCATTAAGTATAATCGTATTATTTGCTGTATCACTTGCTCCTGCATTAGCACCTATCACTATTGAATCAAAATTGCCATCACCTGTTCTTGAATTTGATCCTATAGCGATTCCTCTTGAACCCGCTAAAGTAGTATGCCCAATAGCGATTGAATTACCTGATGATCCATTGCCTCTAGCACCTTGACCAATAGCTATATTGTTAGCATAAACTGCTTGGGCGTTAGTTCCAATTTGAAGAACGTTAGGTGATGGAGAAGTATTACCTGTATTTCCAAGTGATAAACCATATGCTGTAAAGGTAGCTTGATTTACAGTATTTACAACAAGATTAATTAATGTATTACCAACAAATAAATGTGACACACCTGTTTGAGCGTCATAATGATAAGGTGAGTATAATCCACCTACTGTGACAAAATTTGCAGCAGTAGCATTAGCGGTACTGTTAAACGTTCCTGATACATTAACTCCTGTACCTGTAACAACTAGTATATTTGCATTACCTGCTGATGAAATATTGACATTACCGTTAGCAGCAGGGATGTCTACATTACTATTGCCATTAGCTATGCTACTTGAACTAATTGATACCCAACTTAAGTTACCACTTCCGTTAGTAGAAAGAACCTGTCCATTACTACCACCTGTAATAATGACATTTGCCACTGCCCCTAGGTTTGCAGTATTTGAAGCTACAAAATCTACAATGGTTGCACTATTAAAGTTAGCTGTATTTCCGTCTAATTCAAGATTTACTGTTAAATTAGGTACGATAACGTTACCGCTAAAGTTAGCAGTATTTCCACTTAACCCTAGATTAACTGTTAAGTTTGGTACAATGACATTACCACTAAAGTTAGCTGTATTACCAACTATATCTAAACTTACACCTAAACTACCTGTAATATTTGCGCCTGTACCTGTTACAACTACTACGTTTGCATTACCTACTGCAGAAATATTGACATTACCATTTGCAGCAGGAATTGAAACGTTACTGTTTCCATTAGCAATTGATGATCCACCTGATAATACATCATATGATATTTCGCCTGTTGTACTGTTATAGTACATGACGTTTGCTGTATTAGCTTGACGTACGGGTTTTACTGTAAATGTGTTCGCAGTGGTTGCTTCTAAATTCGCACCTGTTGCATTTAAAACAATAACATTAGCTGCAGTTGCATTACCTACACCTGCATTTGCACCAATTAATATGGCATTAGCACCAACATTGCTTGCACCTGCATTAACACCGATTGAAATTGAATTAGCTGCTGCATTAGAACCTGTACTTGCACCAATCGCTATAGAATTACTATTACCTGTAAATCCTGCGTTTGCACCAATTGCAATGTTATAATTACCATTTGCACTTTGTCCTGCTAAAGTTCCAATTGCTATAATATTAGCGGCATTTGTGTCAAGCGTAATACCATTTGTATTTCTACCTGCGTTCCAACCTGCATTTGAACCAATTACGATAGAATCATCATTAGGTGGTTTATAACCTGCAACATTACCAATTGCAATAAATCTATTACCTGAACCTGTAAAAACGTAAGAACTATTAGACCCACCTGCTTCCCACCCTACTGCAACTGCTCCTGTGCCACCCGCTTGTACAATAGAACCTGCACGTGTTCCAACAAATACAGCACCTGTAATTAAAGTAGCACCGCCAAATAATAATGCTTCTGAACCAATTGCGATTGATTCTACAACATTAGCTCCTGCACCGAATCCACCTAAAGCAGCATTTCCAATAGCAATACTATTTGCGTTTGAAAACGCAGAACGACCTAAACTTACCCCACCAGGCCCTGCTTTCGATGATTGACCAATTGCAATACCATAAGTTCCAAATGAATTAGCAGTATGTCCAATTGCAATACCATTTGCAATATTAGATGTTGCTGCATTACCTAAAATAGTTTGTCCGTTAGAATAAACTTTAATAAAGTTACCAACTAAGTTACCACCTGCTGCTACTTGGAATACATTTGCTGTACCGTTTACTGAAAAATCAATGTTGCCACCTGCAGTACTGATGCTTACATTACTGTTACCATTAGCGATATTTGAACTTGATCCACTTGATGGAGTAGACCAACTTAATACACCGTTACCATCAGTACTTAAAACTTGACCATTACTACCACCTGTAATTGTAACGTTACCAACATTACCTAAGTTTGCTGTATTAGAAACTATAATATCTACAATGTTAGCATTATTAAAGCTAGCTGTATTTCCTGTCAATTCTAAATTTACTAAGATGTTTGCATCAAACTCAACATCCCCACTGAAATTAGCTGTATTCCCTGCTAGATCTAGATTTACGGTTAAGTTTGGTACGACAACATTACCACTAAAGTTAGCTGTATTGCCATCTAACGCCTGTGTTGCATTAATCGTTCCTGCAACATTAATACCTGTACCTGTTACAACTAATACGTTTGCATTACCTGCCACACTAATTGTTGCATTACCATTGGCTGCAGGAATATCAATATTACTGTTACCATTAACTAAGTTTGATGGTGATCCTGATCCACTTATAAACTGCCAAAATAGATTACCTGAACCATCAGTTGACAATACATAATTTGCAGTACCACCTAAAATCGTTAAATTACCAACGTTACCCAAATTGGCTGTTGTTGCTGAAAAATTGGCTGTGGTAAGATTAGCATTAACATTAATATTATTAGCAATAACGTTACCTGAAATATTAGCAGTGCTTGCTGACAATACATCAACACCTGTAATATTACCGCCTGATCCATTTCCTGTAACCAATGCAGTTGATGTAAATGTTACAACATTTGCGTTACCATCGACAGAAATAACTACATTACCGTTTGCTGTAGGAATACTTACATTTGATGTTCCATTTTCAATTGATGTAGCTGCTAAATTAGCCCAACTTAAGTTACCATTACCATTGGTTGTAAGTACTTGACCGTTACTGCCACCTGTAATAATGACATTACCAACGTTACCTAAATTAGCAGTATTAGATGCTATTAAATCTGCAATCGTTGCGCTATTAAAGTTAGCTGTATTGCCATCTAATTCAAGATTTACAGTTAAATTAGGTGTTATTACGTTACCACTGAAGTTAGCTGTGTTACCACTTATTTCTGCATTTACGTCTAAATTAGCAACTTGTACATTACCACTAAAGTTTGCTGTGTTACCTGCTAACTCAAGATTTACAGTTAAATTAGGTACAACGACATTACCACTAAAGTTAGCAGTGTTTCCATCTAGTGCTTGTGTGGCGTTAATAGTACCTGCAACATTAATTCCTGTTCCTGTGATAACTAGTACATTGGCATTACCTACTGCAGAAATATTAACATTGCCATTGGCAGCAGGAATGTTTATATTACTATTACCATTTGATATACTTGTTGCAGTAATACCTGTTAATTGACTGCCATTACCTATAAAGAAATTAGCAGTAATATTACCATCTGCGTTTCTTTGTGCAATACTGTTTGCTGTTGCTGTATCGCTTGGCGTATTTCCTTGTAGTGCATTTGCGTTTAAGTTAGCAACCACGGTTGTTGATGTTACAACTAATGGTGCAGTACCTGTGCTTATATTTGATATTAATTGTGGTGCAGTTACATTTGCTGTAGCTAAAACTTCTGCTACACCTAGATTGCCAACATTTGCGTTGCCTGATACATTCAATGTACCTGTAATATTAGCACCTGTGCCTGTGACAACCACTACATTTGCGTTACCTGCTACAGATATTTCAACATTACTATTTGCTACAGGTATTGATACATTACTATTGCCATTACTAATGCTACTTGAACTTAATTGTGCCCAATCAAGATTCCCACTACCATCTGTTTGCAAGAAATAACCATTACTACCACCTGTAATGGTAACATTACCTACATTACCTAAATTAGCTGTATTTGATACACTTAAATCAGAAATTGTAGCATTATTAAAATTAGCTGTATTTCCATCTAACTCAAGATTTACAGTTAAATTAGGAACTATAACATTACCACTGAAGTTAGCTGTATTACCACTGATTTCTGAATTAACATCTAAGTTAGCAACTTGTACATTACCACTAAAGTTAGCTGTATTACCTGCAAGTTCAAGGTTGACTGATAGATTTGGTACAATGACGTTACCACTAAAGTTAGCAGTGTTACCACTTAGTTCACTATTAACATCTAAATTAGCAACTTGTACATTACCACTGAAGTTAGCAGTGTTACCACTTAATTCAAGATTTACAGTAAGATTTGGAACAACTACATTACCACTAAAGTTAGCAGTGTTACCATCTAATGACTGTGTAGCATTGATGGTACCTGATACATTAATACCTGTACCTGTTACCGTTAATATATTCGCATTACCTGCCACGCTGACAGTAACATTTCCGTTCGCTGCGGGAATGTCTACATTACTATTGCCATTACTAATACTACTTGAACTGATTGATACCCAACTTAAGTTACCACTTCCATTGGTACTTAATACTTGTCCATTACTACCACCCGTAATAATGACGTTACCAACATTACCCAAGTTGGCTGTATTAGAAGCAACTAAATCACCTATTGTTAAACTATTAAAGTTACCTGTATTACCATCTAGTTCTAAATTAACGGTTAAATTACTTGAAACATTAACAAAATTTGCTGATGCTAAATTACCTAGTACCGCATTACCTGCACGAATGTTTGCATGTTCAGTAAATGTTACTACTTCGCTTGAAATCGATACTTGTGAACCAAAACCAATTTCCGCATTACTTACATCCCAACCCATGAATGCAACTTTTGCACTAGTATCATAATAGTTAAGTGCAGTACCAACATCTTTACCTGTGTTTGAAGTTAATGGTGCGCCATTTGGTTCTACTTGTAACTGAATAATTGGATCTTGTACTGCCAAGTCAGTGACATTGACATAAACTAAATTACCATCAACAGTTAAGTTACCACCAATTACAGCATTACCGCTGATGTTTAAATTACCACCACCAATAATATCACTTGTGATATTTGCAGTGCCTGAAACATTAGCACCTGTACCTGTGACAACCACTACATTTGCATTACCTGCTACAGATATTTCAACATTACTATTCGCTACAGGTATTGCAACATTACTATTGCCATTACTAATGCTACTTGTACTAATTGATACCCAACTTAAGTTACCACTACCATTAGTTGAAAGGACTTGACCATTACTACCACCTGTAATAATGACGTTAGCTACATTACCAAGGTTTGCAGTATTTGCAACGATTAAATCTGTAACATTTGCACTGTTAAAATTAGCTGTATTTCCATCTAATTCAAGATTAATTGTTAGGTTTGGTACTATAACATTGCCACTGAAATTAGCTGTATTACCTGTCAATTCTTGTGTAACATCTAAGTTACCTGTAATATTTGTACCACCACTTGAAACTACCAATACGTTAGCAGTACCTGTAGAACTTATAGCAATATTTCCATTGGCTGTAATCCCAATGTTGCTATTACCATTGGTGATTAATCCAACGTTGCTATTACCTGTTACCGTAATTAATGGTGATTGAACACTTGTGCTAAAATTCGCTGTATTACCTGAAATTTCGTTATTAACTGTTAAATTAGGAACTACAACATTACCACTGAAGTTAGCTGTATTTCCATCTATTGATTGCGTAGCATTGATAGTACCTGATACATTAATACCCGTACCTGTTACAACTAATACATTTGCGTTACCTGCCACACTTACAGTGACATTTCCATTTGCTGTGGGGATATCTACATTACTATTGCCATTACTGATACTGCTAGTACTTATTGCTGCCCAATCAAGTGCGCCACTGCCATTTGTCTTTAAGAAGTAACCATTACTACCACCTGTAATGGTGACATTACCTACGTTACCAAGATTTGCAGTGTTAGCTACCACTAAATCAGAGACATTTGCACTGTTAAAGTTAGCAGTATTTCCATCTAATTCAAGGTTTACGGTAAGGTTAGGTACGACAACATTACCACTGAAATTAGCGGTATTACCGCTTATTTCTGCATTTACGTCTAAATTATTAACCTGTACGTTACCACTGAAATTAGCTGTATTACCACTTAATTCAGTATTAACTGTGAGATTTGGTGCAACTACATTACCACTGAAATTCGCTGTATTACCTGCTAATTCAAGATTTACAGTAAGATTTGGTACAATAACATTACCACTGAAGTTAGCGGTATTACCACTAATTTCTGAATTAACGTCTAAATTAGCAACTTGCACATTACCACTAAAATTAGCTGTATTTCCACTTAATTCAGTATTAACTGTGAGGTTTGGTACAATGACATTGCCACTGAAATTAGCAGTGTTTCCATCTAGTGATTGTGTGGCATTAATCGTACCTGATACGTTAATTCCTGTTCCTGTAACAGTTAATACATTAGAATTAGCGTTAACAGAAATAACTACATTGCCATTTGCTGTAGGAATGCTTACGTTGGATGTTCCATTTTCAATCGACGTAGCTGTTAAATTAGCCCAACTTAAATTACCACTGCCATTAGTGGTAAGTACTTGCCCATTACTACCACCTGTAATGATAACGTTACCAACATTACCTAAATTAGCAGTACTAGATACAACAAAGTTACCTATTGTTGCGCTATTAAAGTTAGCAGTATTGCCATCTAATTCAAGATTTACAGTTAAGTTTGGTACGACAACATTACCACTAAAGTTTGCTGTGTTTCCATCTAGTGCTTGTGTGGCATTAATAGTACCTGTAACGTTTACACCTGTTCCTGTAATAACTAATACAGTATTACCTGCTGAAGAAATGGTAACATTTCCATTAGCCGCAGGTATAGATAAATTACTTGTTCCATTTGATATAACATTAATATTACTAATGCTTACTGCAGTATTTGATGTAATTAATAAATTATTTGCACTAGAAATTGATGGTGAATTTGAACTTGTACTAATAAATGAGCTAGCAGTAATATTACCCGTTGCAATAATTTCCCCACTTGTTCCCAAATTACCAACGTTTGCATTACCCGTTGCATTTAATGTACCTGAAACATTAATACCCGTACCTGTTACAACTACTACATTTGCATTACCTACTGCTGAAATATTAACATTACCATTAGCAGCAGGTATATTTACGTTACTATTACCGTTACTAATGCTACTAGTACTAACTGATATCCAACTTAAATTACCACTACCGTTAGTTGAAAGAACTTGTCCATTTGAACCACCTGTAATAATAACGTTACCAACTGCACCGAGATTGGCTACACCTGCAACAACCAATCCTGTTGTACCAAGATTTCCTACATTAGCATTACCCGTTGCATTTAATGTACCTGTAACGTTTACGCCTGTTCCTGTTACAACTAATATATTTGCATTACCTGCTGATCCTAAATTAATATTACTATTTGCAGTTAATGTTAATGCACCATTACTTGTAATAGATGGTGCACTTGTGCTTGTACTTACAAAAGCATTTGCAGTAACATTTCCGCTGAATGTACCAAGCACAGCGTTTAAACTATTGGTAATACTAATATTACCTGCATTGGCAATATCACCTACCACTGACAAGTTTGCGACGTTTGCATTACCTGTTGTATGTAATGTTCCCGCTACATTAATTCCTGTCCCTGTGACAACTAATACATTTGCATTACCTTCTGCAGAAATGTTAACATTTCCATTAGCAGCAGGGATATCTACATTACTATTGCCATTGCTAATACTACTTGTGCTTATTGCTGCCCAATCAAGTGCACCACTACCATTTGTCTGCAAGAAATAGCCATTGCTGCCACCTGTAATGATGACGTTACCAACGTTACCTAAGTTGGCAGTATTAGAAGCAACTAAGTCCCCTACTGTTAAATTATTAAAGTTACCTGTGTTACCGTCTAATTCTAAGTTTACAGTTAAGTTACTTGAAACTTGAACGAAATTTGCTGATGCTAAATTACCTAGCGTTGAATTACCTGCACGAATGTTTGCATATTCAGTGAATGTTACTACTTCACTTGATATCGATACCTGTGAACCAAAACCAATTTCCGCATTACTTACGTCCCAACCCATAAATGCAGTTTTTGCACTTGTGTCATAATAATTAAGCGCAGTACCAACATCCTTACCTGTATTTGATGTTAATGGTTGATTGTTTGGTTCGACTTGTAACTGAATAATTGGATCTTCTACTGCTAAATCAGTTACATTAACATAAACAAGATTTCCATCAACAGTTAAGTTTCCACCAATGACTGCATTGCCACTGATATTTAAATTACCACCACCAATAATATCACTTGTGATATTTGCAGTGCCTGAAACATTAGCACCTGTACCTGTAACAACTACTACGTTTGCGTTACCTACTGCAGAAATATTGACATTTCCATTAGCAGCAGGGATATCTACATTACTATTGCCATTGCTAATACTACTTGTGCTTATTGCTGCCCAATCAAGTGCACCACTACCATTTGTCTTTAAGAAGTAGCCATTACTACCACCCGTAATAATGACATTGCCAACATTGCCTAAGTTTGCTGTATTTGATACTATTAAATCTGTAACATTTGCACTATTAAAATTAGCTGTATTTCCATCTAATTCTAGATTAACTGTAAGGTTTGGTACTATTACGTTACCTGAGAAATTAGCTGTATTTCCACTAATTTCTGAATTAACGTCTAAGTTAGCAACTTGTACATTACCACTGAAATTAGCTGTATTTCCATCTAATTCTAGATTAACTGTAAGGTTTGGTACTATTACGTTACCTGAGAAATTAGCTGTATTTCCACTAATTTCTGCATTTACATCTAGATTATCAACTTGTACATTACCACTGAAATTAGCTGTGTTACCTGCTAACTGTAAATTAACGGTCAAGTTAGGTACGATGACATTACCGCTAAAGTTAGCTGTATTTCCACTAATTTCTGCATTTACGTCTAAGTTGGCAACTTGTACATTACCACTAAAATTAGCAGTATTGCCACTTAATTCAAGGTTTACTGTTAGATTTGGTGTTACAACATTACCACTGAAATTGGCGGTATTACCTGTCAATGCTTGTGTAACATCTAAGTTACCTGTAATATTTGTACCACCACTTGAAACTACCAATACGTTAGCAGTACCTGTAGAACTTATAGTAACATTACCATTAGCAGTAATTCCAATATTGCTATTGCCATTGGTGATTAATCCAACATTGCTATTACCTGTTACCGTAATTAATGGCGATTGAACACTTGTGCTAAAATTCGCTGTATTACCTGAAATTTCATTATTAACCGTTAAATTTGGTACAATAACATTACCACTAAAATTAGCTGTATTACCATCTAATGATTGCGTAGCATTAATGGTACCTGACACATTAATACCTGTTCCTGTAACAGTTAATACATTAGCATTACCTGCTACACTAATATTAACATTTCCATTGGCTACAGGAATGTCTAAGTTACTATTACCATTACTAATTGGAATTGAAGAAGTTATTGCAGCCCAACTTAAGACACCATTACCATCTGTTTGTAAATATTGTCCATTACTACCACCTGTAATAATGACATTACCATTTGGACCTAAGTTAGAAATTCCTGTAACATTAAGATTAGATTGAGCATTGATAATATTTGCGCTAATAATATTAGCACCTGTTATATTACCACCTGATCCACCTCCTGCAACAATACCTGTATTTGTTACAGTGATTACGTTTGCAGTTCCATTAACTGAAAATAGAATATTTCCATTTGCTGTAGGAATTGCAACATTACTTGTACCATTAGAAATACCATTTGCGCCTGATGTGGCAGCAGCCCAAGTTAGATTACCATTACCATCAGTTTGTAAAAATTGACCATTACTTCCACCAATAATGGTCAGGTTCGAGACATTTCCTAAATTCGCTTCGGATGTGACACTAAGGTTACCTATTAAGGTGTTACCTTCTATGTTATTATTTGATGCAGTAAGTTTTATGTTTCCTGCAGATAAACCATTCTTAACGTTAAAATACTTTTGTGTCACAGTTCCATATTCCCTGTTTTAATTTTTATATATGTTAAATGAAATATTATGTTTTAATATACATAGCCACAACATTAACTAATGCGTTTGCACTACTTGATGTTGCATACAATTTAACATTTCCTCCACTTACATTACTTGTTAACTCAATAATATCAGCAGTATTATTACTGCAAATACTACCGTAAATTGTGATATATGAATCAGAACCATCCTGTACAAGCAATGTTTCAACTGATTGATATCCATCATCACCTGATGCACTTATCACATACTTAGCAGTTCTATAAGTTCCTGTTGCAAATTCATCAACAACTGTATTTGTTGTAACTGCAACATTTGTTCTAGAACTATTAATACCACCTGACACACTTACGTTAGATAATGATGTATTACCTGATACGTTCAATGTACCTGTAATATTAGCACCTGTACCTGTAACTACGACAATGTTAGCATTGCCACTTACAGACATTTCAATATTACCGTTTGCTACAGGTATTGCAATGTTACTATTACCATTACTGATTTCGGATACAGTAACTTGTGCCCAATCAAGTGCACCACTACCGTTTGTCTTTAAGAAGTAATTGTTACTGCCACCTGTAATTGTAACGTTTCCAACATTACCAAGGTTTGCTGTATTAGCTACAATTAAGTCAGAAATGTTTGCACTGTTGAAGTTAGCTGTATTACCATCTAATTCAAGGTTTACAGTTAAGTTTGGTACAATGACATTTCCACTGAAGTTAGCAGTGTTCCCTGCCAACTCAAGGTTAACTGTTAGGTTTGGTACTATTACGTTACCTGAGAAGTTTGCGGTATTTCCACTTAATTCAGTATTAACAGCTAAATTAGGTACAATAACATTACCACTAAAGTTAGCTGTATTACCTGCTAGCTCAAGATTTACAGTAAGATTTGGTACAATGACATTACCACTGAAATTAGCTGTGTTACCTGCAAGCTCTAAATTAACGGTAACATTATTAGATGTTACGTTACTTGTAATTGATGCATAGTTAGCAGATACTAAGTTACCAAGACTTGCATTACCTGCACGAATGTTTGCATGTTCAGTAAACGTAACTACTTCACTTGATATAGATACTTGTGAACCAAAACCAATTTCTGCATTGCTTACATCCCAACCCATGAATGCAACTTTTGCACTTGTGTCGTAATAATTTAATGCAGTACCAACGTCTTTACCTGTATTAGATGTTAGTGGCTGACCATTTGGTTCTACTTGTAGTTGAATAATAGGGTCTTGTACTGCTAAGTCAGTTACGTTAACGTAGACTAAATTACCATCAACAGTTAAGTTACCACCAATTACCGCATTACCACTGATGTTTAATTCGCCACCACCAATAATATTACCTGTGATATTTGCATAACCTGCTACATTAGCACCTGTGCTCGTTACAACTAGAACATTTGCATTTCCACCAACCGACATTTCAATGTTGCCATTTGCTGCAGGAATTGAAACGTTACTATTACCATTACTAAGTATTGATACACTAACTTGTGCCCAATCAAGCGCACCACTACCGTTAGTCTGTAAGAAATAGCCATTAGTACCACCTGTAATCGTAATATTACCTACGTTACCTAGATTTGCAGTATTAGCTACGATTAAGTCAGAAATGTTTGCGCTATTGAAATTAGCTGTATTACCGTCTAATTCAAGATTTACCGTAAGATTTGGTACTATAACATTACCACTAAAGTTTGCTGTATTACCTGCAAGCTCTAAATTAACTGTTAAGTTTGGTGTTACGACATTACCACTGAAATTAGCTGTGTTACCTGCTAATTCAAGATTTACCGTTAAGTTTGGTACAATAACATTGCCACTAAAATTAGCTGTATTTCCACTTAATTCAGTATTAACTGTTAAGTTTGGTACAACGACATTACCACTAAAGTTAGCAGTATTTCCTGCTAATTCTAAATTAACTGTTAAATTAGGTGTAATAACGTTACCACTGAAATTAGCTGTATTTCCACTTAATTCAGTATTAACTGTTAAGTTTGGTACAACGACATTACCACTAAAGTTAGCAGTATTACCTGAAAGTTCTACATTAACCGCTAAGTTAGCAACTGTTGTATTACCACTTACACCTAATGTACCTGTAACATTTGCTCCTGTTCCTGTAACGACAACAATATTTGCATTACCTGCAACTGACATTTCAATGTTGCCATTTGCTGCAGGAATTGAAACATTACTATTACCGTTAGCTATAATACTTGAATCAATTTGTGCCCAATCAAGTGCACCACTACCATTTGTTTTCAAGAAGTAGCCATTACTACCACCTGTAATAGTGACATTACCAACATTACCTAAGTTAGCTGTATTTGCAACGATTAAATCTGAAATATTTGCACTATTGAAGTTTGCTGTATTTCCTGCTAATTCTAAATTAACTGTTAAATTAGGTGCAATAACATTACCACTGAAATTAGCGGTATTACCTGTCAATGCTTGTGTAACATCTAAGTTACCTGTAATATTTGTACCACCACTTGAAACTACCAATACGTTAGCAGTACCTGTAGAACTTATAGCAATATTTCCATTAGCAGTAATTCCAATATTGCTATTGCCATTGGTGATTAATCCAACATTGCTATTACCTGTTACCGTAATTAATGGCGATTGAACACTTGTGCTAAAATTCGCTGTATTACCTGAAATTTCATTATTAACTGTAAGATTTGGTACGACAACGTTACCACTAAAATTAGCTGTATTACCTGTAAATGCTTGTGTAACATCTAAGGTACCTGCAACGTTTGCGCCTGTACCTGTTACAGTAAATACGTTTGCGTTACCTGCTACAGAAACAGTTACATTACCATTTGCTTCTACGCTAACGTTACTATTACCATTTGATATACTACTTACTACAACCTGTGCCCAATCAAGTGCCCCACTTCCGTTTGTCTGTAAGAAATAACCATTACTACCACCTGTAATCGTTACATTACCAACGTTACCTAAATTGGCTGTATTTGATACAATTAAATCTGTAATGTTTGCGCTATTAAAATTAGCTGTATTTCCATCTAATTCAAGATTAACTGTTAGGTTGGGTACAACGACATTGCCACTAAAATTTGCTGTGTTACCCGCAAGTTCTAAGTTAACTGTAAGGTTTGGTACAACAACATTACCACTAAAGTTTGCGGTATTACCATCTAATGAAGTGGTAACACTAATGTTGTTAGCATTTGAAATATTATTTACAGTAAAGTTACCTGATACATCTAAGTATCCCGTAACATTAGCCCCTGTACCTGCAACAACAAGCACATTGGCATTACCTGCAACAGACATGGTAATATTGCCATTTGCAGAGGGCATATTAACATTACTGTTTCCATTACCTAACGCACCAACAAAATAATTTGGTGTGATAACATTAGAATTGGCTGCATCTATTAAAACATTGCCAACTGATAGTCCATTTTTTACTACAAAATTCTTAGTGGTCATTTTTTATTTCCTTAATCGGGTACGTACAATCCAATCAAATTTACTAGAGTATTAGCCCCAACCCCTGTTGCCAATAACTCAACATTCGAACCATTTATAGTTGATGAAAGGGTTACTAAATCATTTCCTGTCATTGATAAACTACCGTAAATTGTGATATAACTATTTATATCATTATGTATTAAAAGCACTTCTACAGCTTGGTAGCCTGTATCATCACTTGCTCTTATTGAATATTTTGCAGATCTATATTCCGCAATACCAAAACTATCAATAACTGTATTAGAAGTTACCGCAATACTATTTCTTTTACTGTAAATATCACCGACTTCAATCGTATTAGCTACAATTCCTGTTGATGTTATAATTGCAATATTTGCACTGCCATCAACAGAAAAATTAATATTTCCGTTTGCAGTTGGTAAATCAATATTGCTTGTTCCGTTACTGACATAATGCACATCAGCATCGAAACGAATGTATTTGTATAATTGTGTTGGTGGATTAGGAATATTGCTTGTTGTAATAATTAAATTATTACCTGCAATAAATTGTACTTCATCTTCGCCTTGCGCAACTAAGTTAGGCTGACCATCTACAATCCATGTTTTAAATGTACTACCTAGTGAGATTAATACATTACTGTTTCCAATGTCATATACTTGGAAACCTGAGTCTCTGTCAAATAGAATACCTGAAACATTGCTTGTTGTATTAGAAATGTTTCCTGCATTGGCATTACTTTCGTAAACAGTTAGTGTAGCTGCAGGTGCGGTCCAAGTTAAATTTCCTGAGCCATCTGTTTGTAGGAGATAATTTGCGTTACCTCCTGAAATTACTACATTACCAACGTTACCTAGATTTGCTATGCCCGTTGTAGTTAAGTTTGTGGTGGTGATATCTCCGTTTGCTAATATTACATTAGAAACTGATTCATCACCAACCGAGTACCCACCTACTGAATTGAACGGTTTTGTTGACATGAACTCTCACTAGTATTAATATATTTAGCATAATAAATCATACTAATTTATACTGCGTAGTCCATACAGTAGAATTGCTACTTGACGGTGTAACTTGTAGAGCGATATTGCTACCTGATATGTTAACTGCCAAGGTGCCTGTTGTTCCACCTAGTCCTACACCACCATAAATTGCATAATCTACGTTTGCTCCGTCTGTTACTGCCTGTACTGTTGCTACACTATACTTAGATCCTGTTGAATCAACACCTCTCACCAAGAACTGTACACCTGCAAATCCTGATACAGGGAATTGTGCAATTGTTTGATTAGCTGTTACTGCAGTGGTTGTCACTGTTCCCCATGTAATGGTTGTGTTACCAACTTCAACATTACTATTTGCTTTAAGGTTTGTTGCAGTTAATGAACCTACAGAGAAGTTACCTGATACGCCTAAGTTACCTGTAATATTTGCACCACCACTTGATACAACGAATACGTTAGTAGTACCTGCAGAACTTATAGCGATATTACCGTTAGCTGTAATTCCAATGTTACTGTTGCCATTATTAATCAATGGTGTCTGAACACTTGTGCTAAAGTTAGCTGTATTACCTGCCAACTCAAGGTTAACTGTTAAATTACTTGTAATAGTATTAGATGCAACATTAACAAAGTTTGCAGTTGCTAAGTTACCTAAGTTTGCGTTTAATGAATTTATATTACCACTAAAGTTAGCTGTATTACCTGCAAGCTCTAAATTAACTGTTAAGTTACTTGTAACAGTATTAGATGCAACATTAACGTAATTAGCAGTAACTAAGTTACCTAAGTTTGCGTTTAATGAATTTATATTACCACTAAAGTTAGCTGTATTACCATCTAATTGTAAGTTAACATCTAAGTTGTTTACTTGTACATTACCTGTAAAGTTAGCTGTGTTACCTGCAAGTTCAAGATTAACTGTAAGGTTAGCTGTGGTTGTACTATTACTTACACCTAAGTTACCTGTTATATTAGCACCTGTTGTTGAGATTACAAATAAATCTGCAACTCCGCCAACAGACATTTCAATATTACCATTAGCTACAGGTATTGAAACGTTACTATTACCATTTGCGATGATACTTGTATCAACTGTTGCCCAAGTAACTACGCCACTTCCATTGGTTTGTAAGAATTGTCCGTTTGATCCACCTGTGATTGTAATGTTACCAACATTGCCCAAATTAGCTGTATTAGATGCCTTAAAATCAAATATATCAACTAAACCAATAAAGTTAGCTGTATTACCATCTAGTTGTAGGTTAACATCTAAATTATTAACTTCAACATTACCTGTAAAGTTAGCTGTTGCACCTGTTAATGCAAGATTTACATCTAAATTCGCAACTTGTACATTACCACTAAAATTAGCTGTACTACCTGTTAATTCAAGATTTACATCTAAATTGTTAACTTCAACATTGCCTGTAAAGTTAGCTGTATTACCTGCTAAATTTAAACCAACTGAAGCATTGGCATTTGCTCTAAAGTCACCTAAAATGTTTGCAGTAGCGTTTGCATAAATGTAGTTTGCATATAGAGATGCACCAACTACATTGCTTCCTGCAACAACATCTGCATTACCCTTAATATTACCACCTGTAATGTTACCAACAGCATCAATCGTTGTATTTGAATATACATTTTGACCTGTTATACCATTACTAAAGCTACCAATATTGCCATTTAACGTCTGTGATACAGTTAGATAACCATTTACATTAGCACCTGTTGCTGTAACGACAACAATATTTGCATTACCTGCAACTGACATTTCAATGTTGCCATCAGCAACGGGAATACTTAAGTTACTTGTACCATTCTTAATAATACTTGAATCTACTGTAGCCCAAGTTAATGCACCACTTCCATTAGTCTGTAAAAACTGATTTGCACTGCCACCTGTGATAGTAACATTACCAACATTGCCCAAATTAGCTGTATTAGATGCAACAAAATCAATAACTGTTGCACTATTAAAGTTAGCTGTATTGCCATCAAGTTCAAGATTTACAGCAAGATTTGGTACAATAACATTACCACTAAAGTTCGCTGTTGCACCTGTTAATTCAAGATTTACATCTAGATTATTAACTTCAACATTGCCTGTAAAATTGGCTGTTGCACCTGTTAATGCAAGATTTACATCTAAATTGTTAACTTCAACATTGCCTGTAAAGTTAGCTGTATTACCTGCTAAATTTAAATTAACGGTAACATTATTTGATATTACTGTGTTACCTACATTAATATTATTTGTAGCATTTACATTTTGAGCGGCATTAACATAATTAGCTGTTACTAAGTTACCAAGATTGGCATTTAATGCACTATTAATATTACCACTAAAGTTAGCAGTATTACCTGATATATCTAATGTAACACCTAAACTACCTGAAATATTAGCACCTGTTCCTGTTACTGTAAAGATATTTGCATTACCTGCAACAGACATGTTAATATTGCCATTGGCAACAGGAATACTTACATTGCTATTGCCATTAGCTATAATACTTGTATCAACAGTGGCAAATGTTAGAACGCCATTTCCGTCAGTCTGTAAGAATTGTCCATTACTACCACCTGTGATGGTGACGTTAGCAACATTACCAAGATTTGCAGTATTAGAAACATTTAATTGATCAATATCAACTAAACCACTAAAGTTAGCTGTGTTACCATCTATGTCATTAGTGAAAGAAGCAAAATTAGCTGCTACTAAATTACCAAGGTTTGCATTACCCGCACGAATGTTTGCATATTCGTTATATGTAACTACTTCAGATGAAATTGTAACATTTGAGCCAAAAGTAATTTCTTCTGCACTAATATCCCATCCCATCCACGCAACTACAGCAGCATTTCCTGCTGTTGTAAAATAGTTAAGTGCAGTACCAACATCTTTGCCTGTATTTGATGTTAATGGTTGGTTATTTGGTGCTACTTGAAGTTGAATAATAGGATCTTCGACTGCCAATTCAGTAACGTTAATATATATTAAATTACCATCAACAGTTAAGTTACCACTTACTAAAGCATTACCACTGATATTTAAATTACCACCACCAATAATATCACTTGTAATATTTGCTGTACCTAAAACATTAGCACCTGTGCCTGTTACAGTGAATACGTTTGAATTGCCTTCTGAACTGACTGTAACATTTCCGTTAGCAGCAATTCTTACATTACTATTACCATTGTAAATTTCTGCGGTAGTAACATAATTTGCTGTCAACAAATTACCCATGTTACCATTGACAGCACTAATATTACCTATGAAATTAGCTGTATTACCTGCTATGTTGTTATTAACAGTCAACTCGTTTGTGATTGTAGTTCCACTAACATTAGCATTAGCTGCAAATACGGTAGAATTAGCGGTTAAATTAGCTGCAATTAGTGCACCACTGAAATTAGCGGTGTTACCACTTAATTCTAAGTTAACTATAACATTATTTGAGTAAATATTTGCGTTTGCATTAATGAAATTAGCAAGTACGTTAGAATTAGCATTAAAGTTATTTGCGTTAAGATTACCACCTGCATTTAAATTAACAGTATTTAATGTAGTAGTATTTGCATTTCCTGTGATTGCTACGTTAGCACCTGTTGGGTTTGTAAAATATAACGTATTGCTTGTGCTACTTGATTTAATGGTTGAGCCACCAATATAAATCGTTTCACCTGAAATATACAAACCACTCCATGGATTGGTTGCATTACCTAATGAATATCCTGCATTTGCAGGAATGATACTACCATCAATGACTAATTCTTGGTTATCTGAATCAAATACTGCAAAACCACTACCAATATTTGCGTTACCACCAACAAATAAATCAGTATTTGCGTTTAAATTAGCACCTGTTATATTAGCAGCAGCATCAATATCAGTGTTTGAATATATGTTATCGCCTATAATATTTGCATTAGCTAGTAAAAATTCTCCGAGAATGTTACCTGTAGCACTTATATTAGAATTAGCTACAAAATTATTAGCAGTTACATTACTAGTAAAAAATCCAAAATTTGCGTAAACATTTTCACTTGTAGTAAATGATGCAGTAGTTGTAACTTGTCCTGTACCATTGGGTGACAAAATTAGATTGGCATTACCTGTAATTGTTGATATCGTGGTATCATTAAAATTCATGTTACCAATCGTTAAATTACTTGGTAAGTCTGTTACACCTAATTTACCAATATAACGATATCCAACAGCATATAATACTTTACCTGAAGTCAATGCAGCAGGTATTGTCCCACCAATAAAGTTTAATACACCTGATTGATAGTTATAGTAAAACTCACCTGTTCCACCACTACCCGCAGCAAATATCTGTGTACCTGTAACGGTTGGGTTAGCTACCCCAGGATTGTCAATATAAATCTTTATATTATATGTAGCACCAAATTCTTGTGGAATCCAATAGGTTAAATTTGTTAACCATGTTGGATAGATACCACCCACAGGAACTGTGGTAGTATCTGCTGACATTTGTACAGCACTTGCGCCTGTATATGCCTGTACCACCCCAGGAGTTGCGGCAGCAATAGCAGGAATTTGATCTGATTGCGCCCACAGTGTGTCACCACGTATTAGTAACGGACTAGGAATAGATTCGTTACTAGGACTTTTATTATTCGCCGTATCAGTTTTTGTTACACCGAAGGCTTGTTTATATAGTAGGTCAACTTGTTGTGCTATTGATATTGCCATTTTTAGTTACTCGCTGGTTGTAGAGAAAATGCTGTCACAGATTGACCTGAAGTCAATTTGATTCGAACATAAATTTCATTTGTTGCTGTACTTGAACTACTAACAGTACCAAATGTTAAAGTAATCGCTTTATTTGTTTGAGCAGAATTTAATGGTGCAACACCACCTAGTGAGCAACCATTACTACCATTACCACCACTACCTGCACCTGGCTGACCTGCACCTGCATACGCAACTGATGCATCTAACCATCCATTTAGTGTAGATGAGGTGTCAATGGCACTGCCTGGAAGGGCAACCCATAGTCCTGCAATAGTACCTGTCCACTTAAAGTCAAACTTAGAAACAGATGTTCTAATAAATTTAAATGTAAAATATTGTGAACCACTTCTACCACTGCTTAAATCAGGACCAACAGGTAAATATCCTGTTGAATAATTTGTTTGATCGTGCTTCATTATTGCAGCTACGATGGTCGCATCATATGTTTGCAATGTTGATGACTGACTATTAAATGCAGCAGCACTTGCACTGTATGATGGAGTATCTGTTGAACCAGGATTTATAATACGAAACGCTAATCCACTTCCGCTACCAATAGATCCACCAATTACAATATTTGCTTCTTCCATGGTTGACGCTGTACCTGTCTTATACAACACATTAGCCCCAGGACTAAACGATCCTGTACCCGTTGCATAACTGTTTAATACTGATACAGATGGTGAACCACTTGATGCACCAAACCCTGAAATAATCGTTGATGTTGTAGATACAGTAGCGTTACCACTTGAAACATATAAGTTTCTAGCTAGTGGAGTTGTTACACCTGCTGTTGCATACGTTAAACTTACAGGAGCACCAAATGCACCACCTGCCGTACCTGTAACGAATGTATCACTTGTTGGATACATATCACCACTTAAACGATTAACGTCAAATCCTACAGTAAATGCATTGGTATTGTTATAATGCGCAACTGTACTTGAATATGTATACGATGGTGACCCAGGCTCCGTAATTGTACCATTGGTTACTTGTGGGGTGCCTGGTGCGCTAGCATCATAGTACCAACTTGGCATATTAGTATTGCCTGTTGCTGAATCAGTAATCTTAACTTCGTTCCAACCTTCTGTTACTGTACCTGCAGCATATGATGTAAATACTGACCAAAATCCTGCTGCAACGTTTGCATTTACGGTGTTATAATCAACGTTATTACTAATAATCAAATTACTGTATGTACCATTACCATCTAAGTTAGCAGTAAGTGTTCTACTTCCTGCAACGTTACCATTTAAATATACAGCAATCGTTCCTGAGTCCCCAGGTCCACGATTCGCTACAGTATTTGTTGCATATGATGCTGCTCTACGAACAGTTGTTACTGTTGTACCACCTGCTACATTCTTGTTTGCCCCAGGCGTATTATCCGTTTGTGTAAAGTTCGCCATACGATATGATGACAAACTATTAACAGATAATGTTACACCAATTGGGAAGTTTGTTGGGCTTGGAGGTACTAACTTACCAAGTACTAAGTTTAACTGTTGTAACGCATTTGATACTGAAGTTGAATTAGTTAATGCCACTGCGTTACTGATTAAGTTACCTGCAGGATCACCAATTTGAATACCTGTGGCACCACCCTCGGTATTAGCAATTACAACAATACCTGTACCATTAGGAACTAAGTTAATATTTGCGTTATTAGCAGAAATAATATTACCTTCAGTTAAAATATTTCCTATAACACTCATTGTGTTAGTAGTTTTATCCCATAAGAAATAATTTCCACCTGAAATCGTATTTGCGTCATTAAACTGAACAGACGTATTAATACCACCCGCTGTAACATTACCTGAAATATTACCTGTTAAGTTATTTGCATAAATGTTTCCACCAATATATGCATTACCTGTAATGCCAAGTCCACCTGCAACAGTTAATGCACCTGTCGTGTTACTTGTTGCATTAACTTCAAGTGTATTAATTTGTACGATATTAGCACCACCACCTCCTGTTTGGAAGTTGTGAATATTTGCTTCTAATTGTGCGGTTGAATTTCCACCAACATTA